CTGACCTGGGCCTGCATCGCCGACCTGGGCCTGCATCGCTGACCTGAGCCTGCATCGCTGACCTGGGCCTGCATCGCCGACCTGGGCCTGCATCGCCGACCTGGGCCTGCATCGCCGACCTGGGCCTGCATCGCCGACCTGGGCCTGCATCGCCGACCTGGGCCGTGCACAATAAGCAAAAAGAAACGCCCGGTATTATCCAGACGCTGGATTTTATTCATTGCGTGCAATTGCGACAAAGGCCCGCCGGTATTCGCACGCCATCCGGTAGGAATCACACCGGATTTTATCTATCAACCGTCCAGCACTATCAACCAGGCGCACGGCGTACCATCCGGCGCATTTTTCAAACGTCACATAGGCGCCGGTTTTTGATGTCGTAATTTTCATTTTGAATTGCTCCTCTATTTAATGATCAAATTGCGGGCAATAGTCGTTTCACAGACATCATAGTCAGTTATACGCCCGCCTAAAAATTCATGAGTAGAATGATAATATTCTTTAACGATCGCGCCCGTGCTATCTGTGACGGTTAGCTGTTCGCTAACTGTGCAAACGCGCGTGACCTTGCCATTGCGACCCGTGTATTGCGTGCCTATTGGGAAACGATGCATTATCTAACTCCTTCAATTATGATCCGGCGCCATGCGTGCGCCGTCATTTTGCTGCGCAATGTGTAGCACTCTGACAATGACGCCGGCGCAAAACCTGAAGCATGCCGCACGCCGGTGCGCTCATTAATGCAGATAATTTTATACATGATTAAAGCCCGCAATTTTTGGCATGGCACGACCGGTCAAACTGATAAATCCGGCATGCACCGCGTAAAATTCTTGCTTTTGATAGTCATAAATCTGTACTTCATCGGGGTGCAGATGGCCGCGCACTGGTCGGTTATTTTTATATTCAATCCAGTACGTACAAAATTTGCTGGGCGCGCCGTATGATAAATGCGGCATGTTATTGCCCTTGTCGGTGCAACGATAAAAATTGTTTTTCATTTTAATAACTCCTTTGTTGTGGTTTAAAATTGCCCATCATGCCGGCGATTGTCGTAAAATTGTCAATTACGCCTTCATCATAAAAATTATCACCGGATGCATACCAGGCGCGCGCCTTTTCTTTTGCTGCATCGGATAATTCGGAATATTTATAGACAGCTAGTTGCACGTTTTTCATTTTATTCACTCCTCGGTTAGATGTTAGTAACAGAACATTCGTACTGCCGGGCGATCCGCTCAGCAGTTGCATAACTACCACACCAGTTGCTTAGTATTTCGCTGCCGTCGGTGCGATATACCCGTACCGTGTAGGTATCGGTTGAAGCGTGTCGCTGAATAGTGGCATTCATTTTAATTACTCCTCAATTGTAGGCAGTTCGCGCCCGTTCGCAATATCGCGCATATATTCCTGATCCTCTTCGCACATGTCAGAATACTGCTCGGTCAATTCATTCCAGAAGCCCTCGCGCCCATCATACGGCGTAGTATAAAATGATTCGAGAGCGTCATCATTCCGCATTGCGCACTGATAGTCAGAATTGATAAGAAATACATTGCCCGAAGTACGGTTGAATGCGAATTTGACGCCGTCATCAGAAAAATCGTCAGGTAGTCCGGCCGCGTCCCATGCATTCAGGATTTTCCGCGCTTCGTTACGTTCACGCGCGCCGGCCATTATCTCGGCGAATTCTTCTGTGTATATATCGTTTTCCATTTTAATTACTCCTTTAATTAGTTAGTTGCTGATAATTGCAAAGCCAGGCGATACAATGCCAGGCATCCGTTGTTTGCAGCATAGCGCCGTGCTGCATCCGGTCCGCATGTGCGCTTTAATTCGACGGCCCGCAATGCTATTTTCGTTCTGTTTGTCATGATTATGATCCCAGCAAAACAGCTTCAACCGCATACCATGCGCCCTTTTGAGCCAGCGCCATTGCATCGTACTCATTGAACGCTGAAACAATTACGCGTTTGCATTTTCCTGCATCATTTTCGAGAGTAACTTTATAATTTTTCATTTTAATTCTCCTTGGTTATTTGCTTCAGTGAGTACATTATAACTGTTATATTTATTATTGCAAGCGTTTTATTTAAATTTTTCCATTATTTATTAAATATTTTAATCGAGCATTCAAGTTACTGGGTGCGCATCTTGACGATCGAGCCGCTTCTGATTGCGAGCAGCCTGGGTGTGCGATGTAATAATCAACTGCCCGCTGCAACTTTGAGCCAATGGCGGGCGCGTTCGGATCAATCGGGCAGGGTTGCACATATTCGGGCAATCGGAGCACGTAACCAACCTGCATGCCCTCGATCATGAGCCAGTCATGCAGTATTAAACCGTCCGCTGTTATATAGTCATAAGCGCGCGCCGTTACTTCATAATTGCCCGCCGTAGGCAGTCTATAATTTCCGGCCCCCTGTATAGTCTTATTATATCCCAGTTTATCAATGCTCGATAAATCGCTGAATGGCGTTATGCGGATTAATTCGACGGTAATTTGTGACATTTTATATTTCCTTATAAATTATGAAGCGTGATTTAAAATTATGAAGCGTGATTTAAAATTATGAAGCGTGATTTAAAATTATGAAGCGTGATTTAAAATTATGAAGCGCGATTTAAAATTATGAAGCGTGATTTAAAATTATGAAGCGTGATTTAATGTGTAGTATTGCAAATTATAACCTATTGTTTTTATTAAACATTTTATAGCATACTACGAACTACTACAATCGTTACTACATCATAACCTACTGTTTTTAATCGTTTAATACACTTTTTTCAATTACTACACTTTTTTTGAATACTCCCTTATTTATCTTCCTCATAAATAATAGATATATAGTACTGTGTTATGTCTTTATTATATATAATTTATTCTTTACAGTATAGTAATTTATTGTAGTATTGTATCTTACTATAAAAATAATCAATTAAATCAGTCATTTAGCTAACAACTATTTTTCTACACTGTTATTTATTTCTGTAGTATTGCCCGTTCGCGGCATAATTGAGCATCTCAACAATTCCGGCAGCTCATCATGGCAGTGCTAGACTTAATCCCTTTCGAAGATATTCTCCACAAGATTGAAAATGGCTATTCAATCAGACAGTTAGCCGCGGAGTATGGCGTATCAAAAGATGTGATTGATCGATATTTGCACGCTGACAGCGAACGCGACAATCGCGTGAAATTGATCAGGGAAACGCTGGCGGATAAGTACATAGAAAATGCAGAAACTGTTTTGCAATCAGCGCTTTACAAGAGCGGGGAAATTGACGCAACTGCTGCCAAGAATCTGGCGATGCACTGGGAAAAAAGGGCTGGCTGGATAGATGATCGATACAAGCCGCTAGATAAAGGCGGTTCGTCCGCTGCCGTTAACGTACAAATCAATAACGGGCCGCTTGCCCTGCCCGATAGCGCAAGGGATGATCCAATTGCTGCCAGTAAGGCATACAGCCGGTTGATTGAGGGCTAGCACAGCCTCGCATCATCCTGGCAGCACAGCCTCGCATCATCCTGGCAGCACAGCCTCGCATCATCCTGGCAGCACAGCCTCGCATCATCCAGGCATCATCCAGGCAGCATCCAGGCAGCATCCAGGCATCATCCAGGCAGCATCCAGGCAGCATCCAGGCATCATCCAGGCAGCATCCAGGCAGCATCCAGGCAGCATCCAGGCAGCATCCAGGCAGCATCCAGGCAGCATCCAGGCAGCATCCAGGCAGCATCCTGTTAACTAGACGTCTGGCTACTCAATAGGATGCACCAACCTCGCAAAATTCCCCTTTAAAATCAAACACTTACTCTCAGCCTAGGAAAATCCCTACCACAGCCTAGGGCGATTCCTACCACAGCCTAGGGCAATCCCTACCTGGGGGTAGGCCCCCTAAGTCGCTCCCCCCACCATTCGTAGATTTTTTACAATTTCGTCAGATTACCTAATGACGGTTATGTCACACCTGTAAAATTTTTTTATAATTTTTTATAAACTGGCTTGACATAACCGTCAGTAGTGGTAAGATGCGTTAACACGGAGGAGTTGAAATGATTGTGATGTATTTACGAGTTTCAACGCGGGAGCAGGGCGACAGCGGCTTGGGTATTGAGGCGCAGCGCACCGCGTGTGAGGCATTTGCTGCTGCGGAGGGATTGACAATAACGAAAGTATTTACCGAAGTGGTCAGCGGCGGCGCATCGTTACGTGCTCGCCCACAGCTTCAAGCCGCTATCGCGAGTGGAATGCCCGTTCTGGTCGCCAAACTGGATCGTCTGAGCCGTGACGTGCATTTCATTAGCGGATTGATGGCAACAGGCTCACCGTTCATCGTTGCGGCACTCGGCATTGATGTTGACCCGTTCCTGCTGCATCTGTACGCATCATTGGCTGAGAAGGAACGCAGGATGATCAGTGAGCGTACCAAAGCAGCACTTGATGCGAAGCGCAAACGCGAACCTGACTGGAAACCTGGTATTGCAAACACGCCAGAAGGCCGCTTAAATCAATTGGCAGGCCGCTCGGTAGGGGGTAGTCGCCCGCGTACCCCAACGGTCGATTTTAGGGCTACTCACGGCGGCTTGGTGGGCATGCTGCTGGCACAGGGTGATAGCCTGAAGGCGGTCGCGGACAAAATGAATCAGTTGGGGCATGCGGCACCGCGTGGCGGTAAGTGGTGGGCAAGTACGGTGGCTGGAGTAGCGGGAGTGACACAGTGAGCAATTTTAAGTGAATAGTAGGCTCATAAATGAAACAATATCTCAATTTATCGGTTGCGCCTTCGGGGCTATGGTTTGCTGGACATCGTGGTCGCTTGACGGTATTGAGCCGGCGGATATTGTGCTGCATAATTACGTGAGTCATCCTGCTATTTTGGCACCGATGGCGTTGTAAATTTAACGGTGGTACACCCTCCTATGAACTGATGCGCCGACAGCATCAAAACGTAAGCGTCATAGTGCCTGTTGTCCCACCCGTACCGATTTCATATGGGGCAACGCATGGTCAAATCGATGTGTACATAATTATAGATTCGATAACTGTGATAAGTCGCCAATTTTAACGTAACTGGAGTAGATATTATGAAATTACAGGAGATCGGGGAAGGCGATTCATGGCAATATGTGCGGCATTTCTCATGGGGACTGCCTAAAATTGAATCTCTGCAAATAACGCGCGTCACCGCAAAGCAAATTCACACTAAATGTGCCCGCAAGTTTAATCGTGACACCGGCAGGGAAATCGGCGGATATGGTGATATTCCAAAACCAGCTACGCTCGAACAAATTGCCGAAGTTAACTACAAGCGGCAAGTGGCGGAATTAGCGCATAAGTTCAAATCGTTCCATTTTGGCACGTTGACCCTTGATCAATTGGTCGCCATTGATGAAATTTTAGACACAACTGGAGATGCAAAAATGGATGAATACAGCAAAATGGTTGCCGCACTTGTCAAGCCTGGGCAAGATGTTATTGACTCACTCACGCCAGAAAAGGCAGATTTGTTGCACATGGCCGTCGGCGTGAGTGGTGAAATTGCCGAATTGTGCGACGCGTGTAGCACTGAAAACGCGATCGAAGAAATCGGTGACGCGGGATTTTATATTGAACGTATTTACCAGTTAACCGGTGCGCAGCGCGGCATCATAGTCACTGAGAAGTTGATGGTAGTTGTCGCCGGCGACTTGCTTGATCATGTGAAGAAGCACGTAATTTATGGCAAGGAGTTGGACGTGTTTGCTATAGGCATGTCACTTGGCCATTTGCAATATCATCTTGCCGCGGCATGTGATGAAATGGACGTAACCGTCGAATCGGTCAAAGCGGCAAATATGGCCAAATTGCAGGTGCGGTACGGTAAAAAATACAACAACGAAGCGGCCATCGCCCGTGCGGACAAGAGATAGCCTAGGCGACATATTGCAAGAAATGCACGAGCTTGCAAATAAGCCCGCGATTGACTTGCGAATGCCAAAGAAGCGGCGTTGCTATTATGGCAATCACGCCGCGCCGCAATCGGGTGGCGTGATCATCGCGGGCAAATGGTGCTGTGAAAAATGTAAGGAGATAATGAAATGAGCCTCAAAATATCGCAATTGTTACAAATTCAAGACGTTCTGACAAAATTGTCGAACACGCCCATGCCTGCAAAATTGGCATATGGTACGAGCCGCATATTGAAGCAAATTGCCCGTGTCGTATATGCGGCATCGCAATCGCACATGGCGCTGTATAAATCGCTGGGTGTGCTGGACGAAGCGTCACAAATGATGAATATTCCCGACGACAAGTTGGAAGAATTCAAGGTCGGCAACGATGCGATCTTGAACACCGACGTTCCGCTGGAATTGTACGGTCTGAGCATTGAGTCATTCGGTGATGTTGCGGTGACGCCGGCAATGATGTTGGCGCTGGAACCCGTGCTGCGTGCCCCGCATGAGCAATAAATTTGACTTCCTCAATCCTGACTATCACGCGATTTTTGCGAAGCGGCTTGAACGACTGAATCTGCTTCGCAGCGATCCGATATTGCTACAGGATGTGCGTGCACACTACAAGGAGAATCCTGCCGACTTCATCAATGATTGGGGCACCACGTCCGATCCGCGCCTGGTGAGCCGTGGGCTGCCCGCCGTGGTGCCGTTCCTATTGTTTGACCGACAGCGCGAGATGATTGAGTACATCACGCGCAAGTGGAAAGCGGGTGAGGCCGGGTTGATTGAAAAATCTCGTGACGTTGGTGCGTCATGGCTCACTATGGCATACGCTTGCACGGTATGCTTGCACAATACGGGGGTGGTGATCGGCTTCGGGTCACGCAAGGAAGAATATGTTGATTTGAAAGGTTCACCAAAATCACTATTCTGGAAGGGGCGTGAATTTATAAAACGCTTACCGCGCGAATTTCGTGGAACGTGGACGGAAGCCGACGCACCATTTTTGCGAATTGGCTTCCCCGACACGGAATCATTTATTGCGGGTGAAGCTGGCGACGGCATCGGGCGCGGCGATCGCTGTAGCCTGTATTTCGTCGATGAAGCGGCTCATCTGGAACGACCCGAGTTGGTTGATTACTCATTATCTGCCACGACCGATTGCCGGATTGATATGTCATCCGTTAACGGAATGCGAAATCCATTTGCTGAAAAACGCCACAGTGGGCGAATTGAAGTTTTCGTTTTTCACTGGAGGTCCGATCCGAGAAAGGACGATGCGTGGTACGCAAAAAAGTGTCTGGAACTGCCACCAGTTGTTGTCGCGCAGGAACTTGATCTTGACTACAGCGCCAGCGTAGAAGGCGTACTCATACCGTCCGAATGGGCGCGCGCGTGCATTGATTCGCATGTGCGATTGAAGATCACGCCTACGGGGGCAAAAGTGGCCGCGCTGGACGTTGCCGATGCGGGTATCGACAGCAACGCATTATGCGGCACACATGGCATACTGGTTGAAACGCTCGAACAATGGTCCGGCAAAGGTGCGGATATTTTCGCCACCACACAAAAAGCATTTGCAATATGTGATAAAAAAGGCTATCCGGGATTCACATACGATGGCGATGGCCTGGGCGCCGGGGTGCGTGGCGATTCTCGGGTGATCAATGAAGGTCGGTCGGTCAAATTGCACATCAAGGCATTCCGTGGATCGGCCAGTGTGGACTATCCAAACAATGAGGATATTCGCGGATTGAAAAATATTGACGCTTTCGCCAATAAAAAAGCGCAAGGCGCGTGGGCGCTGCGGGCACGGGTGGAACGCACGTATCGCTGGGTGGTCGAAGGTAAAGAATGCGATCCGGATGAAATTTTATCCATTTCAAGCAGTTTGAAAAATTATCGCGACCTGATCAACGAAATGTCGCAGCCCACGTACAAGACGAACGGCGTGGGTAAAATCGTCATTGACAAAGCACCCGATGGCCAGAAAAGCCCGAATCTATTTGATGCATTGATGATTCGTTTCGGTTCAGCCACGCATCGTCCGATGATAATAACGGGCGGGGCATTAAATAGATTTAAAAATCGTTGACAACGTGTGGTAGGCGTATTATAGTGACGCTGTGGTCAATAACTAACCGGAGGTGTCGAAATGGCCGTGCCAACACAAAGCGAAATTGAGGATGTTCTTGACTGGTGCGCGGATGCAGAAAAATTCACGCTCGGGACACATTTCGACGGGGAGACATACGAGCACGGTGTCAGTGCGACAATACTGTGGATGCAAGGTCGCAGTCAATCATCAATCACAAAGGAGGCACCATGAATAAGTTCATCACCGTACCAGAAGTAACTCTGCCAAACGGCACTGTAGTTCCATCGTTTCAGGTAGGCCAATACGCTTGCAGCAAAAGCGAGGATGGCCTTGCAGCAGTCACCGCCGAAGGCGCGCCATGGGTACGCATCAACTTCGAGGAAGCCAAGGCGGCGTGCGCAGCGGCCGGCTTTGCGCTAATCACTGAATTGCAGTGGCTGGCCATCGCGCACGATGTAGTCAATCAGGATTGCAATTGGACTGGCGGGAAGGTCGGTGAAGGCGAACTGTTCCAGGGATTACGCGATGACACCGTGAATGAAGCTCAGCCAGGTGATTATGTTCCCGCCGACTCATCCGAGCAGCGCTGGCTCACCCTAAGCAACGGAGAACGCATCTGCGACATGAACGGCAACGTCTATCAGTGGATATTCGACAACGTACAGGGCGACGAAAACGGCATCATCTCAAGTGAATTTTCCGAAGATTCGCCATCAATCACCACGCCGCAGTTCCCCAGCGAAGAAAAGGGCATGGGCAACTACGAAGTATGGGATTGGTCTGGCGTTGCGCTCATCCGGGGTGGCTACTGGGACTCCGAGTCGCGTGCCGGCGTCTTCCGTCTCGACTACTGCTGGCCCGGCAGTCGCGCCGACCGCATCGGCTTTCGCTGCACCAAGCCAATCGGTCTCTGATCACTGGTCACGGGTCGCCGCTATGCGGCGCCAGTACTAACACAAGAGCAACGGTAACACGCAATATACCCGTATGAGGATGGATATGTGCGTCATAGCACGAACCTACCGAGCGGAAACGCAAGGAGAATTTATCATGCGCATCTAATCAATAATTTTTGCATCCGCTGTAACGATGAGTGCATACCCTGATGACGAACGGATAACGACGGGCGGGAGCCATCCCTGTAATGAGGCACAAAACGCTAAGTGCGAGACGATGGAGATGTTGCGTGACAGGTCGGAGAGTACGGCCAATGTGACACCGGCATGACGGTGCGATCTGGTGGAAGGCTAGAATCAACAAGATAGGCGGCTGCGCCCAAAGACCTAAGACCGAACATTGGGATTTGGCGATCAGCAGTCGCCTTCCTTGTTGGGGGAGTTACGTGGGTTGACACGTTAATCAAATGAGCGAGCCTTCACAGGTTGCCGCTGGGGAAAACCCACTCTTTGAGTGACCGACATTAGCCGAGGTCGTGAGTACACGGGAGTGAGGGGTAAAACTAGGCGACGGTACGCGCCTATCGCCATTGCGCAGGAAATCAATACCTGCCACCAACAACCCTTTCGGAGAAATCTCCGGGCAAGCCTACTATTTAACGGAGGATGAAATGGAAGATGATCTTGATGTATGTGAACTAACCGGTGATGAAGAATCCTGTTGTCCTACGTGCCGTGGCTCGGGCGAATTTCCGTGTGAAGGTGCGAGATGTCCCGACTGCTGTGGTCGTGGCACATGCTAACCATTCCCGAATGTAACAAATTGGTGACGAAGCACGGACTGATACCTTCGGACGAATTGCACGCACTGATTCGCGAAGTGTTCAAGTTGGGCAAAAATTCCGAAGTTATCGGCGTCAAATACAAGGAGCCTAAAAAATGAATGTGTTATCTGCATTTGAGCAAGTGGCGTTGCAAAATAAATGTGATATGGCGCTCATACTGTTGAATCATGCTGCGCAACGCCGCTGTGAGCTTGAGAATGAGATCGCCGGATTGCGTGCAAGCGAACCAACGCTCGCGATGATCGACGCGCCGCGCGGTTTCCTTATGGGGCTGGAATCGGGTCAAACCACGCTGGAAAGTATGCGGGATCACCTCCGACGCATCGGTGATAGCATTGAATCGTGGCCGGCGTGGGCCAGGGAAGAATCGGGTCACATCACAAAAGCGGGCCAAGCGATTATTATTTACGCGATGATGAAAGGAGCGATGTGATGATGTGGCGTGACTTCTTACGAGGATGTACGGCATCGCTGTGCATTGACAGCCTGTGGCAAGACTTTGAGGGAAAGGACCAATATTTAGCGTCTGTTACCGCAAATTGGATTGACCCTGCGATAAGCGTGCCCGTTGCGGTAATAATATTGCTCATTGTGACGCGTGACCTTTGGCGTAACGATTCAAAATGAGTCCAAAATTTAACAAGGGGCCTAAAAAATGACCTTCTTTGATGAACAGCCTGACGGCGACCCTCATGGTGAATGCGCCGCTGAAATTCACCGTCTGGCCGATAATGTTAAACAATTGCGCCATGCACTAACGGTGCTTGTCAATAGCAATTACGATGCGGGATTTCAATTGGCAGAAAATGCCCTCGCAGCTACGGAGCCTCAAAATGAAAATTGAATTCGGAATACGCAAGAAATGGTGGTTCGGCATTGCGATGTTTGTGTTAGCGACATGCCGTATCAATGCAGAGTGGTCGGCGCAATGGCTGGTCGATCATGCGTTGAATGTGACTGTCAACGGGGAAGTGCAATGAGCGAACATCACACAATTATTTATCATGTACGCAACGATCAGACGGGCGAATGTACCGCGCCGACCGAGGTGCCAATTCCGATGTCCGATGCCGAACTGGCAATTGCCGGCCTGATCCGTGAAAAGGTCAAAGCGGCGGGTCGTGAAGCAACGAAGGGGGTGGTGCGCACGTTGCGCCGCTTCATGGGCGAAACACCTACTGATTCGCGCACACGATGATAGTCCCCGATAAATTGCGGGAATCGCTCGAAAAATGGATGCGTACACATGCGGCGCCGACCGGATTTCGTGCCTCACAATTGGTCGATGAGATTACCGAAGATATTGATGACAACATCCGCATGCGTATCGCGGATCGGTTGATTCAGAAGCATTCGCGATTGGGCAACATCAAATTGCACGGCGCTAACAACTGGTGCTGGGTGCGATGAAACCGATGCTCGCCGAAGATGCGGACGAATCGCGTATCCAATTTCCCGTACTCGCGCAACCGAAGATTGACGGCGTGCGCGGTCTGAATCTCGATGGCACACTGACCACCAGGCGATTGAAACCGCACGGCAACCGGTTCACCACCGCACGGTTCAGCATGCCCGAATACGTCGGATACGATGGCGAGTTCGCCGCCGCAGACAAAACGCACCCTGACCTTTGCAGACTCACCACGTCGGCAATCGGTACACATGCGGGTGAGCCATCGGTTACATGGTACGTGTTTGACTTGATCAATGACGATACGGTGACGCGCCCGTACAGCGAGCGATACGAGGCGCTTGTGACAAAAGTGTTCATGGAGTGTCCCGCCGATGTTGAGATTGTGCCATCGGTGCTAGTGCACAGCATGGACGAATTGTTACTCCACGACTCGCGCTGGCTCGAATTGGGTTATGAGGGCACGATACTGCGCGACCCGAACGGCAAGTATAAGCAAGGTCGATCCACAGTGCGCGAAGGCGGACTATTGCGCATCAAACGATTCGTGGAGGAAGATGCCGTAGTGCTGGAACTGGTTGAAGGCGAAGAAAACGGTAACGAGGCCCAGGTGAACGAATTGGGGCGAACGTTCAGATCGTCACACGCGGCGGGCAAGACTCCGAACGGCATGCTGGGTGCGATGATTTGCCGTGACGTTAAAACGGGTCGCGAGATTACCGTCGGTGCCGGGGCGATGCCGCATTCTGATCGGATAGCTTATATGGAGGGTGCCGATACGCTGATCGGGAGAACGATAAAATATAAGCATTTCCCGAAAGGTGTGAAAGATAAGCCCCGATTTCCGACATTTGTGGCATTACGCTTGGTGGGTGATGTATGACAGGCCAATCTGTAAAACACAGCTGGATGGAGGCGTGGGTAATTCACGTGCGGCGCTTGACACGCGCCTGATTCACTGCCAGAATTGGGCGCATGATACGAAAACTCATTGACCGCGTATTGAAACCGTGGCGAGCACAGGATGCTGCGCCCGTAGTGCCTCGCCCGAAGTTAAATATCAGCCACACGGCTCTCGCCACCATGCGCACTACCACGGGCGAGGCGGTCAATCCGTTCCAGATACCTTCCGTGGTTCCCCACGTCATATCCTCAGCCAACAAGCTCGCCACCGACAATGTAATGACCGATGCGTATTCGTATGCTGCGTTGGATTCGACATTTACGGAAGGTGTCGGATTTATGGGATTCCCAGCACTGGCCGCATTGACTCAGCGAAGTGAATACCGCCGTCCTGCTGAAATCATTGCTAAAGAAATGACCCGCAAGTGGATCAAGCTGCAAGCCGCCGGCGAAGAAGATAAAACTGAAAAATTACGCGCCATTGATGCTGAAATGAAGCGTCTGAACGTGCAGGAATTATTTTCAAGGGCCACATTGCAGGATGGTCTATATGGCCGTTCACAAATTTATATCGATGTGGATACGTCGGGTGATGAATTAAAAACCCCACTGATCGACAACGTCACTAAAATCCCAAAAGGCACCAAATTATCGATGCGTGTCATCGAACCGATTTGGACGTATCCGAACAAATATAACGCTGACAATCCGTTGCGGCCGGACTATTTCAAACCGCAAACATGGTTCGTCATGGGTGAAGAGGTACATGATACCCGATTGGTCACATTCGTATCTAAAGAAATGCCCGACCTGCTAAAACCTGCATACGCCTTCTCTGGATTGTCGATGACGCAAATCCTCGTTCCCTATGTGAACAATTGGCTGCGTACCCGTCAGAGCGTGTCTGACATCCTCCACAGCTTCAGCGTGTTCGTGCTCGAAACAGATATGTCTAGCGTGCTTGCCGCAGGTGGTGGTGCGGCTGAACAAGCGCGGTTTGAATTGTTCAATGCTGTTCGAGACAACATGGGCATTTTGGCAATCAATAAGGACACTGAGGCGTTCAAGAATGTCAGTGTTCCGTTGGGTTCATTGGACCATCTCCAAGCACAGAGCCAGGAGCATATGAGCGCGGTGGTATCGATCCCGTTGGTAATCCTGCTTGGCATTACACCTTCAGGTTTGAATGCGTCAAGTGCCGCCGATCTGGATGTGTTCTACAGCTACATTGCCGCGCAGCAGGTGCATTTATTCACGGCGCCGTTGACCCGAATTATGAATGTGATTCAACTGTCGCTGTTCGGTGAAATTGATCCCGATATTGGATATCGCTTTGAACCGCTGCGAGCACTGGATGAAACGCAATTGGTCAACGCTCGCAAGACCGAAGCGGAAACCGATTGTATGTTGATTGATCGCGGCGTTATCTCACCAGAGGAAGCTCGCGGGCGAGTAGCCAATCAGTTCGAATCGGCGTATCATGGTTTAGATATAGCCGCCGTGCCTGATGAGATACCGCCCACGGACAAGCCATTACATGAAGAAGAAACAGATCATCCTTCCACCGATCCATCCTAATGCGGGTGTCGGCGCGGCGTATCAGGCACGGTTGCTGCGCCTGATTGATGAGATGCACAATTCGATGCTGTATTGGCTCACGCGCGACAGTGCTGGATTTGCGCACGATGCAACTCCGGCGAAAGATGTATCTGGCACAATGAAGAAATTGAGCCGTCGCTGGATGGGCGTATTTAACCGTGCCAGCAAGACGATGGCTCAAACGTTTGTCGATCACTCGCTACGCAACGTTGACAATATGTTCAAGCGTCACGATTTGGGCATTAAGATGACGATGACCGATGTGATGAAGAATGCGGTACAGGCATCAGCGATACAAAATGTCGCATTGATAAAATCCATACCGCAGCAATATCTGGCCGATGTGGAAGTGCTCGTGATGCAGCATGTGTCTGTGGGCGGCAATTTAAAAACGCTGACCGACACGCTGGTTGAGCGGTACGGAATAACGCGGCGCCGCGCCATATTTATTGCGCGTGATCAGAATTCAAAAGCGACCGCGATGATTACTCGGGCGCGGCAGGAAGATTTGGGAATTACCGAAGCGATATGGCTGCACTCGCACGGTGGCCGCGAGCCTCGACCCGATCATGTTGCCGCAGATGGCAAGCGATACAAAATTGCCGAGGGTATGAAATTGGACGATGGCTGGGTTTTTCCGGGCGAGTTGTATAATTGCCGATGTGTAAGTAAATCAATTGTAGAGATTTGATCATGCCAATTCACAAAGTGGGCGAAGAATACAAATGGGGTGATCACGGTAAGTTGTACCCTACTCGTGAACAAGCCGAGAAACAGGCCGAAGCTGCATATGCCAATGGCTACACCGGCGATGCACGTATCAAAGGTGCAGGCATCTGCATTATCGCACCTGATGGTATGGCACTATTCATCAAACGCGCCGCCGGCGCGAATCATCCGAATACGTGGGATTTCCCCGGCGGTCGCAGCGATGCGAATGAAACACCCCAACAGACAGCGATGCGGGAATGCCGGGAAGAGATAGGCGCCTGCCCATCACAGCATTTGACACTGCTTGATTCCACGCCTGACGAAGATGATGTGGATTTCATCACGTACAAAATGCACATTCTGCACAAATTCAAACCAAAGCTGCAATTGTCCGAGCACAGCGAATATGTCTGGGCACCGATCGACAATCCTCCCCAGCCGCTACATCCTGGCGTAAAAGTCACGGTTGACATGATGGCTATCGACTACACCATCTTCGGGCAAGGCGTTGCGAAGGAATATGCAACGGGTGTTGAAAATTCAAAAGTACCGAACGAGCCTGTTGAAAATTCAAAAGTTCACGAATCGGCACCAAATTACAAACGGGCAAATGACGAGTTGATCGCGCTGGATCGCCGCACTGTTGACGTAGATGGTCGATTGCATGTTGACTTGACAAATATTTCCAAAGCGTGTATTAATCCGTATTATGGGAGTGAAATTCCAAATTGGGAAGAATTAAAACTCGACCCGGAGCATGTATATATGCTGCTGCGCGACCCGATGGAATTGGAGAAAGCTGCTAAAACATCGAACAATATGCAGTTGCTTGAAATACATGAGGGTGTGAGCGCTGCCGATCCAAAACGCGAGTTGGTCATCGGTTCGACTGGCACAGATGGCGTATTTGAAGAACCATTTTTGAAGAATTCATTGGTCGTTTGGGAGGCTTCGGCCATCGAACGTATCAAAAATAAAGAGACGCAAGAATTGTCGTGTGGCTATCGCTACCGACCAGACGTGAAGGCTGGCACGTATAAGGGTGAACCGTACGATATTACCATGCGCGACATAGTCTTTAATCATATCGCCCTGGTATCACAAGGGAGAGCGGGGCCAGAGGTCATGGTCGCGGATGCAGCAAATAAACCCCTTTAATTTTGGAGAAATACAAATGAGCAAAGCACTTGGAAAAAAGGCGACTGCGGTGAAAGGGGTGTTGCTGGCCGCCTTGAAGCCACAGATCGCTGCTGACAAAATGCCCGATTTTGACAAGGTACTCGCAGGAGTCACCCGTAAAAATTGGTTTGATCGCAAAGGCGCAATCGTTGCTGCAATCAAGCCGTCGCTGGCCGCTGACGCAGACATCGAAGATTTGGTGCAATTGCTGAACAGTCTCGATGACGGCGAAGTTGACGCCGCCGAAGATGCTGACGATCCTGCCGAAGAAGTCCTCGCGATGCTGCGTGGTAAAATCTCCGATGAAGATTTGGCCGCTGTCGAAGAGAAGATTCGTGCGATGAAGCCTGCCGCTGCCGAAGTTGCCGCCGCAGACGAACCACCTGAATTTGAAGGCAAGCCTGAAGTGGGTGCTGGTCCTGCCGAAGTCAAAAAAGCGATGGATTCTGCTATCAATGCCGCAGTTGCACGTGTGAACGGTATTCACGAAGCCCGCAAAGCCGTATTCCCGTATGTAGGTGAATTGTCGTTGGCGTGTGACTCTGCCGCAGACGTGTATCGTGCAGCGTTGACCAATCTGGGCGTATCTGTCAAAGGCGTGCATGATTCCGCGTTCCCTGCAATTTTGGCCGCACAGCCTAAACCAGGTGAAGTCCGTCGTGTTGCAATCGCCAAAGACTCAGTATCCGGCGATCCTGCATACGCAGAATTCAAAAAATCCAACAACCTCGCATAAGGAATAAATCATGAGCGCAATTATCGCAGGCGGTGGTTTTCCATCGCAAGTAAACGTACAACCCGCATTGGGCGTCGAGGGTGATTTCGCATCGTCCAATCCTCGCATGTCGGTTGCCGCTGGTGCAGGCGCATTTGTGGCGGGTGTCGCAGGATGTGCTGTCGGCCTGTTCGCATGGCCCGATTCAGTTGTACCTTCCGCACTGAACAACTACGGTGCAGGTTTGCCAATCGGTTTCGTCCATCGCGAACAACAAGCACTGATTACCGTGTTCCTCGCGTACCAAACCATGCTGGTGCCTCAAGGCTTGCCAGTTACCGCATTCAACGGTGGTGATTTCTGGGTGCGCAACAACGGTTCAGTGACTTCCGCAATCGGCATGAGTATTTATGCCCTGAGTGCATCCGGCCAGGCGACCGCCAATGTGACTGCAACGCCACCTACCGGCGCGTCTGCCACGGCTGCTACGCTGGGGAACATCGTGTCTGCTACCACTGGCGGCGCATTGCCAACAACCAACACATCGACAGGTTCTATCGCCGGCAATACGCTGACTGTTACCGCTGTCGGCGCAGGTTGTGTGTTGGGCGTAGGCCAAACGATCACCGGTACAGGTATCGATCCAGCTGCGGTTGTTGCAATCACCGCACAATTGACCGGCACCGCTGGCGGCGTTGGTACATACTCCATCTCGCAATTCTACGAAGCACCTGTTGCGAGCACCACAATCACCATGTCTGGTGGTGGTCTGACACTGACTGGCGCGAACACCACGGGTATTTTCGCAATCGGCCAAGTCATCAGCGGTACGAATATTCCGACTGGCACGACCATCACCGGATACGGTACTGCAACTGCTGGTGGCGCGGGTACATACACTGTTGACCGTGTTGCAGCAACCGCAGCAACCGCTTCGACGATCACCGTTACCAATGCGATGTTCTTGACAGCCGCTGGCACCATCACAGGCACGTTTGCCCTGAATGATTTGCTGACCGGTGTGGGCGTAGGTACTGGCACAGTCATCACCGCAACGAATGCACAAAATGCAAATCTGACCGGTGCGGGCGGCGCAGGTACATACCTGACTTCCAACTATGTCACCGCATTGACTTCGCAGACAATTGGTGTGCAAGCTGGCGTTGAAACCACATGGCGTGCAATGAACGTCGCTGCTCCTGGCGAACTGATCAAAATGCGCAACAGTGCAAATCTTTAATACTGGAGAAATACAATGAACCAACAATTCGCAAAAATGGCGCTTGACGAACATAAGCGCAAATACGGTATCGATTTGGGTGCCTCCGGTTTTATTGAAGATTCATGGAAAGATGACTTCAATCTGGCGGCGGATGCACAACCTTCGCTGATTACAGCGGTCAACGGTGGTATTCCCGCCTTCCTGACCACGTTCATCGATCCATCACTGTTACGCATTCTGACTGCGAAAAATGCAGCGGCGGGCATTTACGGTGAAGAACGTAAGGGTTCCTTTGTCGATGCGACAGTAGTGTTCCCTGTGATCGAGCATACTGGTGAAGTTTCCAGCTATGGTGATTTCTCCATGAATGGCCGTGCTAGCGCGAATGCTAACTTCCCGCAGCGCGAAGCATATCTGTACCAGACCATCATTGAGTACGGTGATCTGGAACTGGAACGCGCCGGACTTGCAAAAATCGGCTGGGCTGGTGAACTGAAGCAGTCGAGCATCACGGTGCTGAACAAGTTTCAGAATTTGACGTATTTCTACGGCGTGCAAGGTTTGCAAAACTATGGCGCGTTGAATGCACCTGGTCTGGCACCAGCAATTGCACCCGCACCGAAAGCATACAACGGCAATACATCCGGTCCGTGGTTGACCAACGGCTTCGTATCAGCAACCGCGAACGAAGTCTACAATGACGTTGTGGCGCTGTACACGAAGCTGGTTGCTCAGTCAAATGGTCTGATCGACGAAGATACACCGTTGGTCCTGAGCATGTCGCCTGTGTCGGCCACCGCGTTGAAAACGGCCAACTCGTTCAACGTGAGTGTTCGCACACTGCTGGAAACCAACTTCCCCAAGTTGACAGTAAAGACCGCTGTGCAATTTGGTGCGCTGACAGCATCGAATCCACAAGGTTCCGCCGCTGGCGAAATCGTGCAACTGATTGCCAACGAAGTTGAAGGTCAGCAGTCCTCTTTCTGTGCATATAACGAGAAGCTGCGCGCTGGCCCTATTATCAGGTCGCTCAGTTCGTATTCCCAAAAGGCCACGCAAGGTTCATGGGGATGGATCGGTAAGCAGTTGTTCGCAGTAGCGTCGATGATTGGTGTATAAGCATCAATAAGTAGCATCGGGCGACTTCCGACGAGGTCGCCCTGTGATGTGTATTGTGTTATGATTCAACTGTGGCTAGAGGGATACCTCGAACCGTTGGAATAGTCCACCAACTTGCCACATTTTAAATGGATACCTTTGACCAGGTGTAATATGAAAAAATGTACGAAGTGTGGTATTGAAAAAGAGTTTACCGAATTTTATAAGCAGGCGCGCACAAGAACGGATTATCAGGCTGCATGTAAAAAATGCAATGCTGATTTAAAAACAGAACGGCGGCTGGCGTTTTACAATTCAGAAGAGCAAGTGGCGCTTCGAGAATTGGCCGAGCAAGAATTGCTACGGCGACTCGCAGCAACTCACAAAAAATGTACAAAATGTGGTATTGATAAGGAATCATGCGAGTTCAGTGCGCAGAAATCTCATAAAGATGGGTTACGATCCCACTGTAAAACTTGCACTGGCGAGTCGTCAAAAATATATAGATTTGCGAATAAAGCCACAATCAACCGACGAACACGAAAATGGGCGATTGATAATTCAGAGCGCTCGGCTAAAAATCAACAGCGATGGATATCTGAAAATCCCGAACGAGTTAAATCTGGCTCGCGGATTCGATATTTACGTAGGGCTAAATTGACACCGGCACAAGCCAAGCAAAAGCGCGATTCTAACCCAGGGCGGTATTGTGGTTACACTGCTAAACGCAGAGCTTTGAAATTAAAAGCAACTCCGTCATGGAATGACGAGGAAAAGATACATGAGATATACCTGCAATGTAAGTTTATGAATTTGACTTCCGATGTGAGATACGAAGTTGATCATATTGTGCCATTGCAAAGTAAGATAGTCAGTGGGCTGCACTGCATAGCAAATCTACAAATATTGCCAATGCTTGAAAATAGACGTAAAAGTAATAGCTATTGGCCAGATATGCCGTAAAATAAAACCGCGAGACTTGTTGGCTAATAGTCTCCCCTCGCGACGTATGATTCGTAGTTAAACAGTGGCTCTGGGGATCGGTCCAGACTTTCAAGGAGAAATAAAATGGCAGCAACAGTATCGGTGGCTTGTAAACTTCCGCACGGTTTGGTATTGCGTGTATTTTCGATCGTTGAGCGCGACGTGCCTGTTATGGGTGGTGGCGTGAAAACAGAACGCATCGCGGAACCTCGCGCAGAAAGCGCCGTTGTTCATGGTTGGTCGCACGCTCAGAATGCAGCCCCGCACTGCACTATTATCGGCGGATATGCAATCACCGACAACATCGATAAGGGTTTGTGGGATTTGTGGCTGAGTCAGAATAAAGATTCAGCGATGGTCAAGAATGGTTTGATCTTTGCGAACGAAAAGGCCGAATCGACCACCGGCAAAGCAAAAGACGGTGGTGAAATTCAATCTGGTCTTGAACGCCTCGATCCGACGAAATTGCCGAAAAAGATCACAGTGTCCGACTTGATGGATAAAAGCGTCGCTGGCAAACTGTAACATTTGAACTAAGGGGTATCGCGTGCTGATTTCGATTTTTGTATACGCCGATTGGAGTGCCCGATACCCTGAACTCGCCGCATGGGTCAGCCCGGCATTAGCGGGCATGTATTTCACCGAGGCGGGTTTGTATCTCGACAATACCCCCACAAGCCCGGTGTCAGACATTCCCACCCGCACAATGCTTTTGTACATGTTAGTGGCACATATTGCCGCGCTCAATGCACCGCTTGGCGGACAAGCATCATCACCACTCGTCGGGCGCATCAGCAATGCCACAGAAGGCTCAGTATCGGTTCGTACCGAGATGGAATCCATGCCTGGTAGCTCGCAGTGGTACAATCAGACCAAATATGGTGCAGCTTATTTTCAGGTGACATTGTCATATCGTCAGGCGCGTTATATTCCAGCAGTGCCGCGTAATTTTCAACCGTATGGCTTTCCTGGGCGTATGTTTTGAGCAACCGTGCTGAACACATCGCGGCGCACATTGCCGAATTGATGAAAAACATGCACAATGCCACAATGGTTGAAGTGGGCTGGGATGACACGAAGGTATATCCCGATACCGGACAATTTATTGCACAAGTGGCCGCAACGAACGAATTTGGCGGAATGATTTATCATCCTCCAGGTGAACAAACGATTTACCGTAAGCTGGATGAAAAAACTGGCGTATTTTTGCGCAATGCTCAATTTGTAAAACAGCGATTTTCAAATTATGCGACCACCCATGCCAGCAAGGGCTATTGGCAGATGATTCCACCGCGTCCATTCTTCCGCACAATGATTGCTGCAAATGTTGGAAAATGGCCGGTCATGTCGGCTGAAGCGCTGCGCAAATCGAAGTACGATGCTAGTAAGGCGCTCGCCAAAATGGGCGAAATTATCAAGGGCGAATTGCAGCAATCGATTCGTGATTTAAAATCACCCGCAAACGCACCGAGCACGATACGGAAAAAAGGATTTGACGATCCGTTGATTGAATCCGGCGATATGTGGAAATCTGTGGACTACGACGTGAAATGAATCTTAATGGAATAGTCTCAGTATGCGTCGCGGCGGTCAATCCGATGGTGACAGCAACATATTCAAAATCGACCGGCTATACCACTGCCGGCGATGGTTCGCGTGTGCCCACGTATGCAGCACCTATCGCAATGTCCGCGCAGATTCAATCACTGCAATATAACGACCTCCAGCAAATCAGCGGCCTGAATATCAATGGTGAGAAGCGTGCCATATATCTGAATGGCAACTGGGAAGGCGTATCGCGCCCGGATGGTAAGGGTGGTGACATGATCACATTGCCGGACGGTTCGGTGTGGCTCGTCGTACAAGTTTTGGAAAATTGGGCATTTCAAGATGGATGGGTAAAAGTGGCGGTGGTCCGTCAAGTGCCATGATAACCGAATCTCAAATTTTGACCGTATTGCGGACATTCTTGCTGGGCATACTGCCGGCGGGAATTGAAATCGTGCGTGGTCTGGATAATCGTGTGGCCGAACCTATCGGCGCGAATTTTGTTACCATGACCCCAATATTGCGCGAACGCCTGGCACAAAATACCGACACCTATGTTGATATCGAAGTGTTGACATTTGCCACGCTCACTGTACCCGCAGTGGGTGCAATATTGACCGATGCCACAACAGGTGGCACGGCTACGGTCATCTCCGTGTCGGGCCTGACCGTAACGATTGGCACGATCACTGCCGGATATTTCAACGTGGGCGACACGGTGACAGGTGTTGGCGTTATTACTGCGGTGAGCTACGGCACAAAAGCCGCATTGCAGCCGACCAAAATAACGATCCAGCTTGATATTCACGGGCCGGTCAGTGCAGACAACGCACAGATTGTGAGCACGTTGCTGCGCGACGGCTACGCATACGATCAAATGATCGCATCGGGATATACTGTCACGCCGCTGTATGCCAGCGAACCGAATCAATTACCATTTTTCAACGGCGAGCAACAGGTCGAAGAACGCTGGATTATCGACGCCGTACTGCAAGCCGATATTGTTATTTACACACCGCTGCAATTTGCCGATACATTGGCACTTGCGGGTATCCATCCGATAATGTAAGATAGGTTTATAGCGGCGGGAATCGCCGGTACTGCTAACCGAGGCAATGTTAGCCGGGGCAAAGGACGCAAGTCCTCTGTGCTCGCTGTTGCCGTTGAAGTTAGAAGCCTCGTCCTTTAGGGCGAGGTAATTCACCATAAGGAGTTGCCATGAGTATTCCAGCATCAGATATTGTATCAATCGTACCCAGCGTCATAAGCGCGGGTGGTTCAGGATTGACGCTGCA